CATCTTCCCCGGTTACTGGTCGTTGCGGGACACCAAGGCGGAACTGGGCGTCGGCTACCGGCGGCGTGAGGTCGCCGAGGAAGTCCTTGAAAAGCACCAGGCTCGTGGCCGTTTGATCTGAGGAGGGAGCCCGGTGGCGCTGGACACCCGCAACATTCTCGGCAACATCGCTTCCCTGGCCATGGCGACCGGGTACTTCGACGCCGTGCTCGGCTATGTGTCCAAGCAGGCGGCGACCAACGGCATCACCGCCGCGATCTACATCGAGGACATGCGGGCCATCCGCACCTCCGGGCTGTCGAGCACGTCGGTGCGGCTGGAGCTGGAGATGCAGGTCTACTCCTCCACCTACCAGGAGCCGTACGACGACATCGACACTAACCTCGCGCTCGCCGTGGATGCGATGTTCACCGCTCTCATCGGTGACTTCGACCTCGGCAGTGAGGCGCGCAATGTCGACATCTTCGGTGCCTGGGGGCAGCCGCTGAGGGTCCGCTCCGGGCTCATGAACCTGGACGGCAAGGAGTTCCGCGTCTTCCAGATCCTCATTCCGATGATCATCGACGACGTCTGGGACCAGGCGGCGTAACCCACCATTCCGTGAGGGCCATCCGGTGTTCGGGTGGCCCTTCCTCATGTCCCGAGGAGGACAGCACGCATGGCCAAGCAGTCCGGACTCGGAGATAACTTCTACGTACACGGATATGACCTGAGCGGGGACATCAACTCCCTCGGCACGATATCCGGCGGCAACGCCCCCTTCGACGTCACCGGCATCGACAAGTCCGCCTACGAACGCATCGGCGGAAAGCGCGACGGGAACATCGAGTTCACCTCGTACTTCAACCCCTTCACCGACCGCTCGCACCTGCGGCTGTCGACCTTGCCGACCACCGACGTGCACCTCTACTACGCACGCGGTACCACGCTCGGCAACCCCGCCGCGTGCATGGTCGGCAAGCAGATCAACTACGACGGCACACGCGGCGACGACGGCGACTTCAAGTTCTCCGTCCAGGCCCAGTGCAACGCCTTCGGTCTGGAGTGGGGCCGCCAGATGACGGCCGGGAAGCGTACCGACACCGGCGCCGCGAACGGCACGTCGGTCGACTTCACCACCGGCTCGACGACCTTCGGCCTCCAGGCCTACCTCCAGGTCTTCTCCTTCACCGGCACCGACGTGACCGTCAAGCTCCAGGAATCCTCCGACAACGGCGCGGGCGATGCCTTCGCCGACGTCACCGGCGGCGGCTTCACGCAGATCACCTCCGGTCCCACCGTCGAGCGGATCGCGACCGCCAGCAACCAGACCGTCGAGCGCTACCTCCGTGTGGTCACCGCGACCACCGGCGGCTTCAGCAGCCTGGTCTTCGCCGTCATGGTCTGCCGCAACGACACCGCCACCGTCTTCTGATCCACGCGTTCCGGGGAGGAACCATGCGCCCGATCAACCGCATCACACCGAATCTCCCGGCCTCGGCCTACCGGACGTTCCAGATCGTCTCGCCGATCAGCACGCACTGGCGCCCGGCGACCTGCGAGGAAGCCGAGTGCGAGCAGTACACGCGCGGCTGGAAGTCCGCGATCGACGAGTCGACGGAACTCGGGCAGAAGCAGGCCTGGTACATCCGCTCCCAGTCCGGGCGGAAGTACACCGAGTCCCGCGACGAGCAGCCCGGCCTGACGGTGTTCACGTTCGAGGCCGGTCAGACCTGCTTCGCCGCCGGGCAGCACAAGGTGCCGCTCGGACGGCCCGAGCACTACCTGGTCAAGGGCGGCGACTGGCGCGGGAATCCCGCCGGGACGCCGACCCGGAAGCACTCGAAGCCCGAGCACTGGATCGAGGACTTCCAGGAGAACCAGGACAAACTGATCCGCCAGCAAGAGCGAGGGTAGAGCCCCTCCTTCTCAAGCCCCCTGCCGTGTGGTGGGGGGCTTTTGCATACCCCAAAACGGACAAAGGAGGGTGAGTCGTGGCAAAAGAGTCCGGACTCGGATGGACCACGTGCAGCGTGGACGATAGCGGTGGTACTGCGCGAGCCATCAAGAATGACATCACATCGCTCGAATTCGCCACTCCGCGCGGCGTTCAGGACATCACCGGTATCGACAAGTCGGCGTACGAGCGTCTGCTCCTGCTGGCCGACTTCTCGGTCACGCTCAACGGCGTCTTCAACGACGCCGCGAACCAGTCCCACGACGTCTTCAAGACGGTGACGTCCACGTCGGTGGCGCGCACCGTGACGCTGACGGTTTCGGGGCAGACGCTCGCGAACGAGTGCCTTTTCACCGACTACCCGCTCACGCGGGCGGATTCCGGTGAACTCACCTTCGCGTGCCCCGGTGTCCTTTCGGACGGCACTGTCCCTACGTGGGCATGACAACTTCATAAGCTCGAACTTCGGCAGTCCATCGCAGATCGCGGTGGGCTTTTCTCTTTTCCGGGGAGGAATCGTGTCCTTCAAGCGCAAGCGGAGGGTCTACAAGCTCGACTTCGAGGGGACCGAGTACGACGGCCTGATCGTCAAGGTGCGCGGTCTCACCACGGGCGAGTACCTCGACCTCGTCTCCCTCAGTGCTCCGAACACGGAGGGGGACGGGGAGACGGAGGGCATGCTCAAGCTGCTTTCCACGCACCTGGTCTCGTGGAACCTCGAAGACGACGAGACCGACGAGCCGGTTCCCACCACGTATGAGGGCATCCGCTCCAACGACTTCAACATGAACATGGCCATCGTCCACGCGTGGACCACGGCCCTGACGGCGCTGCCGGAGAAGGCCGAAAAAAAGTCCAGCTCTGGCGAACCTGTCCTGGTGGAGTCGATTCCGTCACAGGCGCTGTAGTTCAGAAGCCGAAGGAATTGGAACGTGCCGAGTACATCCTCGGTTTGTGCCGCCAGTTCCACAAGCTGCCCAGTGAGATTCTCGCCGAGCCGGTGGAGCTTCTCCAGCTGCTGAATATCGAAGGTCTCGGTAACCCGGACGGAGGGGTGAGCGATGGCTGATGACATCACACTTACCGTCCGGGTCCGCGATATGACGCGTGGCGATTTCAATCAGATTCGCCAGCGGATGCGCGGTATGGGTGGTGACATCCGCCGGATCGGCCGGGACTCCGACGGCGCAACGCAGAGTTCCGACCGGTTCGCGAACTCGCTGACCGGTCTCCAGCGGAAGCTGAGTCAGTTCCAGCGCACGGGCAGGACGGCCCGGCATGAGATGGACTTCATGCGCCGCTCCATGGGGCTGCTGGGACGTGACCTGCGGAGTGCCGCTGCGGACGGTGAACTGACGGAGGACCAGTTCCGCAGTCTGCGCCGCGAGCTGGAACGCACCCGTCTCGACTTCGACCATCTGGACAACCAGCTGCGTCGTCAGGACGCCATGGCGCAGCGGCGTGCGCGGAACGCGGCCGACCGTCAGCGTGAGGCTGAGCGGCTGCGTCGTGAGGCGGCTCGTTCGACGGCGCAGGCGCAGCGTGAGGCTGAGCGTCGGGCGCGCGAGGAGCGGCGTCGTCAGGAAGCCGATGCGCGGGCGATCGTCGCGCTGCGGCGTCGTATGTCGCAGGCGCATGCGGCGGCGTTGCGTGAGGAGGCGCAGCGCAATGCGGCGGCGTTGCGGGACGAGGTGCGTCAGCAGCAGTCCCGCGCGCGGATGATTGTTGCGCAGCAGCAGCGGATCTCTCGGGCCCACGCGGCGGCTCTGCGCGAGGAGGCGCAGCGCAACCGGCGTGCGGAGGCCGAGCGTGACCGTGCCGCGCGTGCGGCAACGGCGCAGCAGCAGCGTGATGTCACTCGTCTGGCGGGGCTCAGTGAGCGGCCCGGTCGTCGTCCTGTTTCTCCTCGTGTTCAGCGTATCCGGCAGGACAACCAGGGTCTGACCTTGCGGTTCAGGGCTCTGGGCCAGGACGACATGGACCGGATGGCCCGGAGCTTCGACAGGCTTCAGCGGGCCATGGCCGGTGTCTCGGGCGGTTCGGGACGGGCTCAGCGGACGGTGCGGTCCCTGAACACGGACCTGCGTGCGATGGCGCGGGCGCTTCAGGATGCACAGAACGCGGGGTCGCTGTCGCGGCGTGAGTTCAATGCGCTGTCGAACGGCATACGGGTGACGACGCGCGACATGCGCGCGCTCCGGCGTTCCGGTGACATCACCCGGTCGTCGTTCCGGGACATGCGGCGTGAGGCTTCCGCCTTGCGGGCACAGCTGACGCTGGTCGGCGGTGAGGCCACCCGGATCCGGCGGCTTGATTCGAGTCTGCTGCTGCTTCAGCGGCGGATGCGGGACAGCCGACACGGCGCGGGCATGATGCGCCGGTCGATGTCCCGCATGGGTGAGGGCATGGTCGGCGGTCTGCGTGGGGGCCTTCTTGCCACGCTCGGGCTGGTCGGGGCGATGAAGTGGCTTGGGTCCCACCTCAAGATGAACAAGCGCTGGACGATGATCCTTGTCGCGGCGCTGCTGCTCATCGGTCCGATTGCTCAGGCTCTGGGCGGTCTGCTGGTCGCGGCGCTCGGTGGTGCGTTCATCGCGCTCGGCGCGCTGGCGCTGAAGAACAGCGATGTCGTCAAGGGTGCCTTCCGTGAGATGAAGGAGGTCGTCGCTTCCACAGCCCGTGAGGCGGCCAAGCCCATGGAGGGCGACCTCGTCCGGGGCATCCGTTCCGTGGGCGAAGCGGTGGACGAGATGTTCCCGGCGCTGCGGGCGGCGTTCACGGCGACGGGTCCTTTGATCGAGGACTTCTTCGGGGCCTTCACGGACTTCGCCGGTTTCTCCCTGGACGGGATTGTCACGTCCCTGGAGCAGATGGGTCCGGCGATGGAGGGCTTCCGCTCTGCCATGGCCATGGTCGGCAAGGGCTTCGGAGACATGTTCGCCGCGATGACGGCGAACGGTGGTGCCGAGGCTCTGCGGGACGTGTGGCTCACCCTCGGCCGGGAGCTGGCCAACCTGCTCGTCGGTATCGGTGAGTTCATCAACATGGCCACCCAGTCCGGCACGGCCACCATGTTTCTGGTCGGTGTGTTCCGGTCGCTTTCGGGTGTTCTGAACATCGTCGAGACCGGTCTTGCTGTCGTCGACACGATGTTCGGCAGTCTCTTCCAGCACATCAACCAGAACGTCATGGGGTTTGCCGACCTGACCGGCGGCATCGAAGGAATGAGCACGTCCTTCGTCGATTCCGGTCAGAGCGCGGGTGAGCTGAAGAAGCAGCTGGCCGACGTCAATAAAGAGATCGCGGAAATGCAGAAGATCCGCGATGTCGCCGAGGATCTCGGCCCGTCGGGCGGTGAGTTCCACCGCCAGAAGTTCAACGCCACCGATCAGGATCTCGCCGCTGCGCAGACCAAGCGGCGAAATCTCCTCGCGGCCATCTCGGAAGCCGAGAGCGGCGCGGCGGCGAACACGCGTGAGCATGCGGCTGCCGTCAAGAGCTTGACGCAGAGCATGCAAGAGCTGAACAACGAGATGCTCGGGAAGCTCGATGCGCGGGCCGCGATGGAGGAATCCATCGACAACGCGGCGAAGAAGGCCAAGGAATTCTCCGGCGCGATCAAGATCCAGAACGGTCAGTTCGACCTCGCGCACACAAAGAGCCGTGAGGTCTACGAGTCGCTGGCTCAGGTCGCGAGGAACACGGCCGAGGCTGCCACGCAGGCGGAGAAGGCCCACGCCCCTCTCAGTGAGATCAATGCGGTCTGGGGCCGTGGACGCTCGCAGCTCATGGCTCTCGGTACGGCTTTCGGTGTGCCGAAGTCCGAGCTTGAGCTGTTCATCGACACGGTTCTGGCGACTCCCGAGTCCGTCAAGACCAAGCTGGAGGTCGAGAAGGCGCAGGCGGACGCTGCGGTTGCGGAGACGAAGCGGAAGCTTCATGAAGTCGACGGGACCAAGGCCGAGGCCCAGGCGACGGTCGACAACTTCCGTGCCATGGAGCGTGCCTCCATGGTCGAGTCGAAGCTGAACGCCATCGACGGCAGGACGGCGACCGCCACCCTCGTCATCAACCAGTTCAAGACGACCACGATCAAGACGATCCAGCAGTACCAGAAGGAGTTCCTGACTGGTCGTTCGCAGCACGACATCACCGGTGCCACCGGCGGCAAGTTCACCGGCCGGGCCTTCAAGCGCGGCTACGCCAATGGTGGCCGGGTCCACGGTCCGGGCACGGGCACCAGTGACGATGTGTTCGCGCCGTGGCTGAGCAACGGCGAGTTCGTGATCCGGGCCGATTCGGTCCGCAAGTACGGCGAGCGCATGCTCAACATGATCAATGAGGGCAGCTACGCCAAGATGGGGTTCGCCAAGGGCGGCTCGGTCCGTGGTGAGGCCCGGCAGGCGATCAAGCCGATCAAGGAAGCCACCTCGGGGACCACCGAGAAGAACCTGCTGCGTCTGATGGGCCAGATCATCAAGGGTTCCATCAAGATGGCGACGGCTCTGAAGTCGGTGACCAGTGCGCTCGACAAGGCGAAGAACAAGCTGAGCAGCATCAAGAGCGAGGCGAAGTCGCTGAGCAGTTCGGTGAAGTCCCGCACCATGACGGGGATCACCGAGGGGGTCAATACGGACAAGGCTGTGACCATGTCCGCTCTCATGACCCGGATGACGCGGGGCCGGGACAAGGCGGTCGCTTTCTCCCGTGCTCTGAAGACCCTGCGCAAGCGGGGTCTGGCGAAGGGTCTGCTGCGGCAGGTCGCCGAGGCCGGTGTCGACGGCGGCGGCCTGGAGACGGCCGGTGCGCTGCTGCGGTCGTCGGGCAGCGAGCTGAAGTCGATCAACTCGCTGTACGGGCAGATGTCCAGTGCGGGGTCGAGTGCGGGCAAGACGACGGCGGACGCTCTCTTCGGGGCGCAGATCAAGTCGCAGGAGAAGCTGGTCAAGGCTCTGACGGAGCTGTCGGCCCAGCTGAAGAAGGCGGCTTCGAAGTCCAAGAAGAAGAAGGCGACCGGCGGCATCATCGGTGCCGCGACCGGTGGTCTTCGCGGCGGTCTCGTCGAGGTCGGTGAGCACGGTCCGGAGCTGATCCGGCTGCCGTTCGGGTCGAGTGTGTACTCGAACCCGGACTCGCGGCGTATCGCGGGTCAGGGCGGTGGCGGCTCGGGCGACATCTACCACCTCACCCTGACTGTCGGCGGGCGGGCCCTCGACGAGATCTGGATCGACACCGGACGCCGTGTGGTGCGTACGCACGGCGGCAAGGTGGAGGCTCTGCTCAACACCCGCAAGTAGTACGTCAGTTCAGCCCGGTCCCTCTTCGTGAGGGGCCGGGCTTTTCTTCTACCTCGGACATGAATGTAGGGAGCATTTGTCATGCATCGGTACAAGAGCTTCAACGCCGCCATGGCGACCACCGCCGCTCAGGCGTCGGTCACCACCGGCACCGCGATCAAGACGATGCTCCAGATCGCAACCCCCTCGACCCGGCAGATCCAGCTGATCTCGTGGGGGTTCACCATCGACGACACCCCCGGCGCGGACGGCATCGTCGAGCTTCTCCAGTCCGACGTCGCCGCCACGGTGACGGCGCACGGCGCCTCCGGTGTGCAGCCGCTGGATCCCAACGCGCCCGCGTCGCTGATGACGCTGGGCACGAGCGCGACCGGCTTCACGGCGACCGCCGAGGGGACCACCACGGCGTCGCGCATGTTCGACGCCGTCGCCCTCAGCGCGACCACCTCGGAGTCGCCCTACACCTACGTCTACCAGTGGATGCCCGACGAGCGGCCGATCATCGCCGTCTCGAAGTTCCTGCGCATCCGCGCGACCACCCCCACCACGGCAGTCGACATGCGCTGCTGGGTCTGCTGGGACGAGTGACCGGGAAGGCTGATCATGCCGGGGAGTATCGCAGCGCGGGTCATGGCGTACCAGCGCCGTATGAGCGGCAGCGCCGGTCCGCTGTCCGCGTCCGGGGAAGCCAGCAATGGCGAGCCCGTGCAGATCGAGCTTTTGATCAACGGTGAGTGGGTCGACATCACGGCCTACGTGATGGTCCGTGACGACGGCGGCAACATCTCCATCACCCGAGGCCGCCGCGACGAGGGCGGCACCGCCGACCACGCCGTGCTCAACCTCCTGCTGGACAACCGGGACGGCCGCTGGTCCCCGCGCAATCCGACGGGAACGTACTACGGGCTCATCGGCCGCAACCAGCCGATCCGGGTGTCGGTGCCCAACGGTCTCGGCGGCAAGAGCTACCGGTTCTGGGGCGAAGTCTCCACCTGGCCGCAGATGTGGGACCCCACGGGGACGGACATCTGGGTCGAGCTGGAGGCGAGCGGCATTCTGCGGCGCCTGTCGCAGGGACCGCCGTCGGAGAACTCCCTCATCTACGACGGGATCACGAGCCCTCAGCTGAGCGGGCTGCGTGCGTACTGGCCGTGCGAGGACCCTTCGGATGCGACGGAGATCAAGTCGGCGCTTGTCAACGGTTCACCCATGGTCTTCGTGGACCAGGCCGCTGACATGTCCAGCTCCACCGTGTTCGGTGCGAGCGCTCCCCTGCCCGTGTTCAGCAATGCGGGCATGCAGGGTGGTGTTCAGAGGTACGACTCGCCGAGTGCGACTCAGGTCAGGTTCCTGCTGTATGTGCCGCCGGAAGGCGCAGGGGCGGATCTCGATCTGATCGTCCGTGTGGCGCAGCTGGAGGACGTCAGTGTCTCCAGTCATTCCCTGTTCGAGATCTTCTACAACGCGCCTCGCGGCACGTATGACGGGGTGACACCGGCGGGGAGTCTCAGCCTGGAGACCAAGGATCTTCAGGGGCTCACCTTCGGCGCGGTTCTGCATCACGGTGTCGATGTCCGGGGCAAGCTGCTGAGGTTCTCTCTCGAACTCCAGGAGAGCGGCACCAGCTCGATCTACACGATCCGCACCCTGGATCTTGTCACGGGTGAAGAGGCTGCGGTCTCGCAGACCCGGACCACTACACAGCTGAACCGCTGCATCTCCGTGTCCCCGTTCGTCGAGGCGTACGTCGATCCGAGCACCACCATCACGGCGACCGGGCTGCCTGGTGGCGTTCTCGGGCACATCACGGTCCAGGACCAGATCACCGACATCGAAGACCTCGGGCTCCGGCTCAACCCCGTGGGCGAGGCCGCCGGACGCCGCGTGGAGCGGCTGTGCGCCGAGGACGGGGTCGCCTTCGACTCGATCGGCAACCTCGACGACACCGTGGGCATGGGCGGTCAGGAGAAGCTGAGCCCTCTGGAGCTGATGCGGGAAGCGGAGCTGGCTGACGACGGCATGCTCTTCGAGAGCCTGGCCGTCATGGGTCTGGGCTACCGGACGAGGGCCTCGCTGACCAACCAGGACCCGCAGCTGACGCTCAACTACGCGGGCTTCAACCTGTCCGAGGTCCCGCTGCCGGTCGAGGACGACCGGTTCATCCAGAACGCGGTCACTGTGACGGTGAACGGCTTCTCCCAGACCTACAAGCTGGAGGAAGGCGTTCTGTCGACGGCGCCTCCGCCTGCCGGTGTGGGCCTGTACGGGCAGGACGTCACCCTCAACCTGGAGAGCACCGCCGATGCTGCGTTGCTCGACCAGGCGGCGTGGCGTGTCCATGTGGGGACTGTGGACGAGGCCCGGCACCCGCAGATCAGTGTGAACCTGGCGCACTCCACGTTCACGTCGAACCCGGCGCTCAAGCAGGCGGTGCTGGGGCTGAAGCCGGGTGACCGGATCGTGGTCGAGAACCCCCCGGCATGGCTGCCGTCGGACGACATCGACCAGATCATCCTCGGGTTCGAGGAGACCATCACCCACTTCGAGCACCGGGTGACGTTCATCTGCGCTCCGGCTTCCCCCTACCGGGTGGGTGTGCTGGACACGGCGCTGGCGCGGTGTGACACGGACGGGTCGGCGCTGGTGGAGACGGTGAACTCGTCGGCGACGTCGCTGACGGTGGCGCCGACGACGGCGAACACCCAACGGGTGCTGTGGACCACGGACTCGGGCGAGTTCCCCTTCGACGTCCGCCTGGGCGGCGAGGTCGCGACCGTCACCAGCATCACCAGCTGGCTGGACGACTCCTTCACCCGTACCGAGTCCAGCACCTGGGGGACGCCGACGATCGGCAGCGCCTGGGCCCAGTCCGGCGGGTCGGCGACCGACTACTCGGTCAACGGCAACGCGGGCGTGCACCTGCTGTCCACGGTGGACGTCTCGCGGCGTTCGTCGGTGACGGCGGTGTCGGCCGACTTCGACATCTACTGCGACATCACCACCTCCGCGCTCGCGACCGGCGCCTCCCTGTTCGGGGCAGTGACGGCTCGCATGCAGAACAGCACGAACATGTACCTGGCCCGGCTGGAGTTCACGACGGCGAACACGGTGCTGCTGGTTCTGCGGAAAACGATCGCCGATGTGAGTACGGATCTCGATTCCTACACGGTGCCGGTCACGCATGTCGCCGGAACGTATATCCGGGTCCGTTTCCAGGGCTACGGCAACCGGCTCAAGGCCAAGGCGTGGGCGGCGGCGGACGCCGTGGAGCCGCCGGAATGGCACACCGAAGGAACCGACAACGTGCTCAGCCAGGCGTATTCGGTCGGCACGCGTTCCATCACCGTCACCGGTAACACCAACGTGAATCCCGAGATCCGGTACGACAACTACGAGGTCATCAACCCGCAGGTTTTCACGGTCACGCGCAGCGTGAACGGGGTCTCGAAGTCGCAGACGGCCGGTACGGATATCCGCCTGGACAAGCCCACCATCATCTCTCTGTAAGGAGGCCCTGTGCCTGAGGCGTACCCGCAGCCCCTTGCGGGACAGAAGATCACGGCCTCCTTGCTGAGGTCGATGCTGCCGCAGACGGTCCGTAAGACCGCCGACACCTCAAGGAGCGCCACCACGACATTCGCCGACGACGACCACCTCACCTTCGCCGCCGAGGCGAGCGCCGTCTACACGATGGTGGGCTGGATCAAGTATTTCGCCAGCAATACGCCGGACATCAAGATTCAGTTCTCGGTGCCGTCCGGATGCCTGGGTGAATGGGCATGGATCATGCCTGGTGCCACCACGTTGGCTACCACTACTACAGGTTATTCGATTCGTACGGAAACCAATGATGTGTCCGGCTCCCGAACCGGCTACGGCACGAGCGACTCCACCATGTTCACGCCGATATCCGGGCTTTTCCGTATGTCATCGACGGCCGGGAACATCGTGCTCCAGTGGGCCCAGAACACCTCGGATGCAACCGCGACCGTGATGTACACCGACAGCTGGCTCCAGTTCCAGCGAATCGCCTGAAAGGAATACATCATGGAGCAGGTCATCATCGGCTTCCCTTACTACAAGGCTGAGTCGCATGACAATAGCGAGAACCGCGTCACCCTCACATTCTCCGTGACGGTCGAGGGGTCCCTCGGGGGCGCCACGGAGGACAACGTGGCCGACGCTGTACGGGACTACCTCGCGGGCCTTTCGGGCGTCACTGGATCGTCGCTCATTCGCCGCTCCAACACGCAGACATCACTCTGACCATGGCAACGCAGGCGAAGTTCTACCGGAACGTACCGCTGCTGATACAGCCGCAGACCTGGACGCTTCTCACCTACGAGAAGTCGATCCGTAACGACCGCTCGATGTGCCGGGATCTGTCGGTGATCATGCCGCCGTTCGACGGCGACTTCATCTGGTCGCGGAACATCCGCTGGGCCGCCATCACCGTGCCCGAGGGCGATGTGAGGCCCCGGCAGATCATGTCCCGGTTCATCCGGGACCCGCAGGGCCTGCGCGATGACACCGGCGCCGCCGACCACCTGGCTTCTCCCGGCCGGAACTGGGAGACGACCACGTGGCAGTTCCACGGCGAGGCCTATGAGCCGGTCGGCGTGGAGGTCTGGCACGACCACGACGTGCCGTGGGCCGTCGAGCACGCACAGTTCGTGGCGACGACCTGGGACTACTGACAAGGAGCATCATCATGGCCATACCCCTGTCCGCTGACCGTATGGTCGCCGCCCTCAAGGCGGAGGGTGTCCGGATCGTGGAGTACCGCGACTGGCGCACCCACAACCGCAACCACAAGGGCGCCTGGGGCCCCGTGAACGGCGTGATGATCCACCACACCGTCTCCTCGGGCACCGACCACTCCGTGGCGCTGTGCTACGACGGCCACGCCGATCTGCCGGGGCCGCTGTGCCAGGCCGTCGGCGCGAAGGACGGCCGGGTCTTCCTGACCGCCAACGGCCGCGCCAACCACGCCGGTTCCGGCGATGACGACGTTCTCGACGCGGTCGTTGCCGAGACGAAGCTGCCGGTCGACGACGAGGCGAACACCGACGGCAACGCCCACTTCTACGGCATCGAGCTGATCAACCTCGGCGACGGAAAGGACCCCTGGCCCGCCGAGCAGGTCGAGGCGGCGGTGCGGTGGGCGGCGGCGATCTGCCGTGCCCACGGCTGGAGCGAGGGCTCGGTGGTCGGTCACCGCGAGTGGCAGCCGGGCAAGGTCGACCCGCGCGGTGTCGACATGGACGTCTTCCGTGACCGGGTCGCCGCCCGGCTCGCCCACCCCGCGTCCTGGACTCCCGGAAGCAGCACTCCCCCGCCCGCGCCCGCGAAGACCGTGGAGCAGCGGCTGGCCGAGCTGGAGCAGCGTGTGACCCGTCTGGAGGCGTCGTGATGTCGGTGTACATGAAGGATCTGCTGGAGCGGGTGGTCTGGACGTTCCTGACGGCGGCGGGCGGTGTCGCGGTGGCGGCCGGTCCGGCGCACTGGATGGAAGTCGGCGTGTGGCAGGGAGCGGCCATTGCCGGTCTCGCGGCGGCCGGGTCCCTGGTGAAGGGCATTCTGGCGCGCGGCGTCGGCAACCGGGACAGCGCTTCCACTGTTTCCGGCGTCTGAGCAGGGTTTCCCTATGCCGGATGAGCCGACCCTCGGGGAGGTCGTGCGCAGGTTCGAGGACCGGCTCGCCGACGTCCGTGATGACATACAGCAACTGGGTCGGCGTCTCGACGAGAAGGTGGATCAGCGGATCTACGACCTTCGGCACGAGGCGCTTGCGTCGCGGGTCTCCACGCTGGAGACGCTGCGTGAGAAGGATGCGGAGAAGATCGTCGCCACCCGTCGGTGGCTGGTCGGTGCGGTGATTGTCCCGCTCATCGGCATCCTTCTTCCGATTCTCATCATGCTGTGGCAGGGGGCAGGAACGTGACCCGTTCTCAACTCCGTGCGGAGGAGAAGAGGTGGCGGCGTGGCGATGTACTCGCCACCGTGGCCGCCATTCTGCTCGGGGCGGCGTTCGCCTGGATCCTGCTCAGCATCGAGGGCCTCAACCAGGAGCTGAAGACCTCCAATGAGGCCCGCGACGCGCTGGCCCGGCAGGTTCAGGCTCTGGGTGAGACTCCGGTCGCCGGTCCACCGGGTTCACGTGGTGAGCCGGGTGACTCCGTGACCGGTCCGCCTGGTCCACGGGGACCGGTCGGGCCGTCCGGTCCGGCGGGGCCGCCGGGCAAGAACGGCAAGGACGGCGACAACGGCGACGATGGCGATCCGGGCAGTCCCGGAGCTGTCGGCGTGTCCGGCCCCGCCGGGTCCACGGGTCCCGCTGGCCCTGCCGGGCCGCCTGGCCCGCAAGGGGAGCCGGGTCCTGCCGGGCCTCAGGGAGAGCCCGGACCGGCGGGGCCTTCCTGTCCTGACGGCTACAGCCTTCAGGCTCCTGCCGACGATCCTGATGCGCTGGTCTGCCGTCGTGACGGTGCGCCGCAGCCTGAGGAGCCGCCGGTCCAGAACCAGGCCGCTCCTGCGCTCGATCCGCAGCGGCGGCTGTATCTCTGAGGGGAGGTGCCGGGCATGGAGGACGCCGACTTCGTGTGGGGTGGTCTGCTGCTGGCCGGTGCGGCGATCGAGACGTGGGCGCTGTGTACGGCGAGATCGGGTGACACTCTGTCGGAAACCACGCGCCGGGCGTTCCGGGTGAACACACGCGCTGGCCGGATCGTCTTCGGTGGTGCGTGGGCCGGATTCAGTGTGTGGTTCCTTGCTCATATCCTAGGCTGATCTCATGGCTCGCATGTATGGGGCGTATGCCCGGCCACGGTGTCCGCGCTGCCGCGCTGCCTCGGGACCTGACTGTGCTGATGTCTCGCGCGGCAAGGGCGGTCAGCGCAAGTATGAGGAGCGTCTGTGGCGCCGTGAGGTAGAGCAGGACATCCATGTCGTCGAGGAGGAGCTGCGTGTCGTCGAGCTGGTCGAGACGACGTGGCTGCCTGACTGGTACATCGACAAGCTGGACGACGGGCTGATCTGGGTCCGTCTGTAGGAACAACACTGCCCCCGCCGGTGCGCGGGGGCAGTGTGGATGGCGCCACAGAGAAGAGTATGTGACGCGCGCTCAGCGTACATGGCCCCCGGCTGTTGCTTCGGCGACGGCCGGGGGTCTTTTCGTGTTTGTTAGGGTCCCAGGCTGTTCTCGGCCGGAGCGCGGCCTGGGACCCTCCTCTACTCTCCCCCAGGCGCATCCGCATACGGAGGGGAGAGGAGCTGCGGTCAGCCTATCTCAACTATGCGGCTGTCGGGGGAGCCTGCTGATAGTCGCCCATGTGCTCGTACAGGGCGATGAAGTCGCTGGCGTGGTAGACGCGGGCGTAGCGGCCGGGGTGTCCGGGCCTGGAGGTGCGGCGTTTGCCGCGCGGTGGGAGCCGGTGGAAGCGGGCGAGGATCCGGAGCTTTGTCACGGTGGCCTCGGCGGGCAGGTTCTCGGGGTCGTTGGGCAGGGCGCCGAGGTAGCGGGCTGCGTCGGCGATGGTCCAGAGCATGTCGTCGTCCTCGACGACGGGGAGATCGTGGGAGGTCCATCCTCGGTTCATGCCGCCTCCTGTTCGTCCCAGCGGAAGATGAGGCCGTGCCGGGTGGGGGTGAACTCTGCTGTCCAGTGGGGGCGCTGGCCGCTGTGGTTGCGGCAGGCCGGGTTGACGCAGACGGCGCGGCCGTTGTGGGGGTTCCAGCGCATGGTGGTGTGCTCGCAGTAGGGGCAGCGGGCTTCCTTCTCCCCTGGCTGGCGGGGCAGGCGGTGCAGGCCGTTCTCGGGGGTGAAGACGGTCTCGGCGCGGGACGACCACTTCATGAGGAAGCCCAGGATGCCGTGGATGGTCTCCTGGTCGGTGGTCGTGCACAGGTCGACGACGGAGTCGATGGCGCGGCGGGTGTTCGCGCCGGAGGAACCGCGCCGCCGGGGGTATCCGCCGATCACGCGTTCTTTCAGATGAACTTCCAGTCGGCGTATTTCGCTGTGGAATTCGAGTGTCAACTCGGCGGCTACAGAATTCCATGGAACGGGTGCGACAACTCGGTGTTGACGAATCTTTTCCTGTCCGCTTCCGGCTGACTTCCGGTACGGGATCTCGGTCTCCAGGGCGCAGTAGAGGCGCCATGCGTGGTCGGCGTATTCGCGCAGGCGCGCGTGAGGGCTCCCCGGCTCGTGCGTCATGAGCGGATTATAGCCAGTAATAGGAAAAGGAAAGCCCCCAGTTCACCGGATGGGCGGGAACCGGGGGCTTTCTTTGGCGACGTTATCACGTCAGGTCATGATGCGACACGACGATGTATCAGGCGTATTGCGCGGCCTTCGTCATCAGCTGGTCCTGGGTGTTCGCGGTGGCCAGTTCGTCGACCACGGAGATCTCCCACTCGTTGCCGCTGCGCGAGGCCTTGAGCATGAAGCAGGTGTTCTCGTGGGCGTTGACGGTGACGCGCAGCGGCTCCCAGTCCTGGCCGTCGACCTGGATGTTGCAGGTGACGGAGGAGACGTCGCGGAAGGAGACGCCGGGCTTGTAGGCGGAGACGCTGAAGATGAGGGTGTCGACGTAGGACGGCACGGAGGACAGGTCGACCTCGTGGCTCTCCCTGGAGAGGGGGTCCTGCTTGCCGAACGGAAGGCGTCGTCCGCTGGCGTCCTTGCCCGCGATGACGGAGCCGTTGTTGAAGGGGTCGGTGTCGTCGAACCAGCAGATGCCCTTGGGGGCCCTGCTGAGGAGTCCGACGGTGATCATGTCGAGGTCGATGCCCTTGGCGGCCTTGACCTTGCCCATCAGGGACTTGTCGCCGCCGCTGGTGCCCTTCCACGCTGCCTCGACGCGGAGCTTGGTGCCGGTCACGCGGGCCGGGACGCCGCCCTTGATCATGCTGTGCATGGTGTTGTTCTTCCTGTCGGTTTCGGTGTCGGGATGGTACGGGTCAACAACCCCTACTGTGTGGGCTGCTGGTCTTTCTCCCCGGTGAGGAGAGTCTGTGTGACCTGCTCGTTGCGAGCGAGGATCTCTTCGGGAGGTGTCTGCCCTTCGCCGTGGCCGGGGACTTCGTCGAGTGTCCAGACGACGTCCCTCCTCCAGACGCGCAGGCCGGTGTCCTTGGGGTCCTTGCGCAGGTGGAACGCCTGGATCCTGGTGACCTCGTCCCGGTCGGAGCGTGGAGTGATGAACTCTTCCCAGCCGCCGTAGGGCTGCTTGGTCTGCACGATGTAGAGCGGGGGATCCTCGACCGTGGCTCCTTCGGGCTGATCCACCATCAGGGGGTTGTTCATCCACGGTTCTTTCTGCTCTGTCATGTCATCCCTTCTTGAGCAGCTCCGCCACGGAGTGCACGTAGTCGCGGTGGAGGAGTCCGTCCTGCTGTTCGGTCAGGGCCCTTGCGACGAGTCCTGCCCAGCCGGACGGGCGGATGTGCCCTACCAGGATGCCCTGGGTGAGCCATTCCTCACGCTCCCGGCCCATGATTCCGATGACGTTGTAGTCGGCGATTGCGCAGTCGCTGTCGCCCCGGTTGATGATGCCGACTCGGGCTATCTCGAACCGTTCTGACACTTCACCGCGTGGCCATACCTCGATCTTGGCGACCAGCATCTGGGTCCTTTCGTGGGAACGACAAAACCCCGCAGCGTGTTGACCAGAGCGCATTCTGGAAACAGGGTGCTGCGGGGTGTCTGTGATGAGGCGATCAGTGACAAGGCTCCTCAACCTGGGGCCCGTCTTACCAGGGCCTCTGTACCTCACCGTACGTCCGGTGGGATTTGAACCCACGTCAACCGCTACTTGAAGGCGGCGCCTCAGCCTCTGGGCTACGGACGCTTGTTCGGGAATGGGGGCCGTTCCCCGCCGAGGTGTTCACACCACCCCGGCGGGGAACTTCCGTGCGGTACCTCCCCGCACCCCATGAACTTCTGACATGGTGTCGTCGGCCAGCATTGCCGGAACAGGAGCCCGTCGTCTGCTCCATGTTCCGGGTCGCGTGCCTTGTCGGTTTCAGTGTCGGGTGCGGGGCCAGACGTTCCAGGGGGCGTCTCGTCTGGCCCCGCGACGGCTCAGGCGGTGTCGGAAGCACCTGAACCGGTCATGCGGTGGCAGTCACCTGCCACGGCCATCCCCCCTGGGATCCCGCTTCGATCAGCGGGATGAGTGTGAAGGCCTTGTCGGAGAGTCCGCCGAGGGTGAAGCGGCAGTCGCTGCCGCTCCGTCCGTGGCCGACCTCGTAGCCGCCGAGGTTGTAGGTGTACACCGGGATGTGCGCTGGCACCTGGTCGCCGGGGTTGCCGTCGTGGGCCTGGTCGTCGGAGATGATGATGACGCGGTCGTGCTTGGCGTAGTGCTTGGCCGTCGCCGTGGCGGTGTAGGTGCCGCCGAGGTCGGTGAAGCGCTCCAGGATCTTGAGGATCGCGTCGCTCTTCTCGTACGGGACCATCCGGCTGGTGCTGCCGAACTGGACCAGGTCGGCGCTCTCCGCGCGGACCGCGAGCGCCGACCCGAACAGGGCGGCACCATCAGCCCGCGTGAGGTCCGATCGCTCGGACATCTTCCCGTAGAACATCGAGCCCGAGCGGTCGACCAGGATCAGGGTCCGGCCGGGCAGCGCGGGCACGTTGGCCAGCGAGTGACCGAGCGCCTGCTCCAGCGGATATGCCCAACGCAGGGAGCCCCGCGTCGCCTGATAGGCGGCGAGGAACCGGAACGGGAACTGCTTCGACCGGGCTACAGCGTCACGGTCCGTCAGCTTGGCGATGATCTCCTGGGCGGCCTTGTCGGAGACGCCTGCCTGGTCGAAGTTCCGGAGGTTTCGGATCAGGGCCATGGTGCCCATGGACGGGATCATCGCCTCCCAGGCCGCCTTGTCCATCGGCCCCTGGAGCCAGCCCGCCAGCGCCTCCCAGGTAATGCCTGCGTCCGCGAGCCGCTGGGCACCGCCCACGCCGGTCACGACCTTACGGCGCTCCTTGACCGGGAGGTCCATGAGCGCCTTGTGCGCGATGAGCGTGTGGCACGACTCCGGCGGCGTGGCCGTGTCCGGGTGGTGCCGCCGGTCGAGGGCGTACTGGAACAGGTCGCCCTGCCACGGCCTGTCCGGGTCGGGCGCCGCGTGCACCAGGTTGAGGACGTCGCCGAAGCGGTAGCCCTTGGACGCGGTGTCGTACTTCAGCAGCGACCTGGGGTGATAGAGCCGTCGTACGGCGTCGGCGACACCGCGCTTGATCGGCTTGGGTACGGCCCGGCCGTAGGTCGCCGTCCAGTAGGCGAGGAGTTCGCCGGGCTCGTCGGGGCGCTGGCAGACGTTGTTGATGATCTGCCGGTTCATCCCGCTCGTGCCCTTGAGGGTGACGGCTGCCGGGCCGGGGACCCGGCTGAGGCGCTTCTCCTCGTCGAGGCGGGCCTTGACGAACTCGGCCGCGATGACGACGGCCGCTGTGCGGATGTTGGCCTGCGCGCGTAGCCAGGTGACGAAGTCGAGTACCCACTGCGGGTCTTCGAGCGCGACTTGCCGGGTCAGCTCGCGTACCCGCTTGTCCTGCTGGGCGCCGCTCTCGTAGAAGGTGCCCTTGCCGTCGAGGAAGGCGCCCGAGGCGAGGAGGAACAGTTCGCTCTTCGGGGTCCGCTTCCAGCCGGGCGCGCCTTCGTGGGTGAGGCCGTCGGCTATGGCCGATACGGTGGAGATGGGGCTTGTCGCGCGCGCTACGGGCTTCTGTGTCTGGTGTCCGGCCGTGTTGAAGCGGCTCATGTCGTCCTTCTGTGTCGTCGCGCACCAGTCAGGGCTGGTGGTCTGTGGTGGGACGCTAGGACCCGGTCAGACCATGGCACTAGGGCCGAAGGTCCCTACCGGGTTGACGTCTCGAATGTCCCCGAGATCAAGATCGGCGTCGGTACAAGGCGTCTTAGGCCGCTCGACCACCAGCACAAAACAGGCTGGACGGGATTCGAACCCGCGTCTCCCTCTTGAGTGGAGAAGTAACCGAATGCCTTCGCACCGGGGACATCGTGGGAGGCAGGGATTTGAACCCCTCGCACCGGCGACGGTGCTTTGCCGTGTGCCCGCGTCCGGGCCCTCCCCATGTATGAAGTTGTTGTGCCCGGCCCAGGGTTCGACCCCAGCCGGAACCACGGCGTTCGCGCGGACCGGGCGTGACCCATCGGTGTACAGGCCGAAGGGTGGTTCAACGTGGGGCCTGAGGGGATCGAACCCCCGTCCTTCCGGTTATCAGCCGGATGCTCCACCTACTGAGCTAAGACCCCGTCGAGAAATGCTCCCCCGACTGGACTCGAACCAGTGGCCAACGGATTAACAATCCGGTGCTCTGCCAGCTGAGCTACGAGGGAAGGTGTGATTTTGAGTTGTAATGACGCCGAGCCAGTTCCTTCGCCTGCTCGGGTGCCCCGGTCGCGCAAGGCATCGACGTCCAGGGGGTGGTGGATTTTTCTGCCGGAGCAGCCCCTTACCAATCCTGTGTGCCTGAGATCAAAGGTCGGCGTTTCGGCTGTACCCGAGTTCCCAGTACGGCTTGTCGCCCAGGTACTCACCCAGGCGACGCTTGACGACCTCCGCGACTGCCTTCGCCGATTCGATACCCAAGGCGTCGTACTTCTCGGCGTCACGCCGGTACTCGGAGATGTCGCCGCGTCCCTCCTTGGCGTAGTGCATCGCGGCAGTGATGATTTGGAGTTCTTCCGCAGCCTCCACGAGCCTTGCCTCCACCGTCCTGAGTTCGTGCATCTCCTTCAGCAGTGGCAGCACACCTTCGGCCACACCGTGGAGGATGTCGCGTGACGCCTCTTCTTCGGCTGCGTGCTTGAACGCCTTCACATACGGACCGGAACGCCTGGGAAGGTCAGTAAGACGGACCTCTCCCACTTCATGGAAGAGCGCCATCGCGAGAACCTTTCCCATGTCCACGGGCTCGTCGAGTTGCTGCGCCAGTACGTAGGCGATGATCGCGGTTTCGAAGCAGTGGTCGGACACGGATTCCGGTTCCGGCACGCCAGCCATGACCCATCCGATCCTGGGCAGCCTGGTGAGTGTGTGCATTTCAGCGAGGCACTCGACGATCCGGTCAGCATTCATGGAGCAAACTTTCTGGTGTTATTGATTAGCGCAGCAAGTGTGTCTGAGATCAAGGTCGACGACAGTCCTTGTCCAATGCTCTACCGTTGAGCTACCGCGAGGTCACTGACCGGCGGACGGGATTTGAACCCGTAACCTTTGGTTCCATGTGAAGTATCTGTCATCTGCGCACCAGACACGGTGTCGCGTGAGCGCCTGAGATCAAGAGTTGGGCGTTCCGGAGTGATTTCACCGAAAGAAGTATCCGGGGTGCCCTTTCGCACCAGGCGCTGTGAGCCGCTGTTGAGTTGTGAGGGTGAACGACGGGGTTCGAACCCGTGACCTCCCGAGTCACAGTCGGGTGCTCTCTCCGTCTGAGCTACGTTCACCGTGGGAACTGCCCGAGATCAAGTCGGAGACGGCTTACATTAGGTGCTCTGCCAACTGAGCTACCGACGAGTTTCCTCGCCAGGCGGGACTCGAACCCGCGACCACCCCATTACCAGTGGAAGTATCCGTCTTCCTGCGCACCGGGCAGTTATGAAGTTTTGGTGAGCGGCGGAGATCTGAGGCGGCGTCGGATGGGTTTCTTTTGAAGAGAAGTAACCGATGCCTTCGCACCTGCCGTTCGAGTGCGTTCACACTATCACCGGGGCGAGTGGTGTCAACTCGCTTTCGCCGATTGATCGGTGCTGTTCGCGGGGGTCTTGACGTGCGCCTTTGTTACCGCCGGGTCAGTAGTTCCCCATGAGGTGTAGACCTTTGCAATGGGGAGCGTGTCATCCGCCCCTTTGGCAGCGATTTTCACCTTGGTGGCTTCGAGGAGGCCTTCGGAGATCTCTGCCTGGGCGATGTAGTAGTTGCGTTCGGCTACCAAGTTGCCATTGGCTTCGCGAAGGATGTGGTTCTCGGCTTCGAGCTGGCCGATGCGCTCGTCCTTCGCCTGCATCTCGGAGTTGACCCGGCGCTGCCCCTTGTCGGGGCTCCAGATCCCTACCGCGAATGTTGACAGCCAGTAGAGGCGACCGGGTTTCCGTCTGCGTTTGCTCACGGTTTCGTTTTCAACCTTTCAGTGTCGGTCCGCTGGTCGCCTCGTCGTCAGGCTGCCAGGGTGTCTCCCTCAGTGCCCGTCACGTTGCGCGGTGCGCTGGCGGGTTGGGGAGTCTCGTCGCCGATGCGGTACCACCGGTAGGTGATGTACCACTCGACGACTTCGCTCCGCTTGAACAGAGCGTGTCCTGTTCCGTTACTGGATCCCGTACGGTCGGCTGCCTCAGGGAACCTGCTACGGCGGTTCTTCCATGCCTTGTGAAGAAGCTGCCGACTGACCGGTTGTCGACCTGGCAGAGGCGGAAACAGCTCATTGAGTTCTCGCGCCAGGGCGGCGAGCGTTATGAGTGAGTCCTCATTGCTGTCTACAGCCGGATCAGCCGGACGTTTGCCTTTGACCATCCGCACCTCCCCGTGCATGCGGCGTGGCGGGAGCCGGAGTTGAACCGACACTGCTGGGTCGTGGTCCCGATGTGGTATCGGACTCCACTACCCGCGCTGATCTCGCCGCTGGTATCGAGAGTAGGTCAAGAGACACACGTGCCGGGTGATACGTGTGTCCCTCACGTTGTCACTTTTCTGCAACAGCACTCCGTGTGCTCGATGAGCTACGGCGAGTGTTGCTGTCGTTCCGTGAGCTGATCCCGGAATGCGGGTATTGGGCCCTCGGACACGGCGGGCCGCTCAGGCGGTACACCTGGGCGGCCCCTCTTTGAATCGCCGCTGTATGGAGCCTCAACGGTGACTTCACCCTAACAGGGGAGTCCCCTGTGTGGAAGAAGTGAAGCACGAGGTGAGACGGCGTGTCGGATCATCAGAACGGGGGCAGTCCAGGGGCGTTCGGGTCGGCCGCCGGGGCAGCTGCCGGGGCCGCCGCAGACATCGCCGGAGCTGCCATCGGGTCAGGAGCCGGGGCGCTGACAGCCCCTGCGGGTGTGGCGGGCGGGAAGACCTTGAAGTCGTCGACCTCGTCGGTGGTTCCCTTCTTCGTGCGGCGGCCGACCTGGACGCGGGCGGGCCGGTCCTTGAGGGCGGCCATGACCTGCTCGTCGCTGGGGTCGGCCTCGAAGAAGTTCTCGTTCAGGCCGAGGGCGGCCATCTCGCGGAACCACATGTCGAGGAGGCCGGGGTAGTCGTCGATGATCTTGTTGCTCAGGGTCATCCAGTTCTTGAACTTGCGACCGGCGAGCGGGCCGTTGGTGACCTCGAACTGGACGACGAACCCCACGTCGGCGCCCTTGGCGGGCTTCTCTGCGCCTACCACCCTGACGTCGTAGGTGCCGACGGGGAACAGTTCGTATCCGGCGTCGCGTCGGCGCTGGATCAGGTCGTTGTACCGGGCACTGGCCATGTCATCCCGCCTCGGGGGTCTGGGCGATGTTCGCCTGGTGGATCACGGAGAGCATGTCCGTGATGGAGGGGTTGTCGATGAACCGCCCGAGTCGTCCGCCGACGCGTTCTCCCGTGGCGTATCCCTGCGCGGGACCGACCAGCAGGCGGTGGATGGTGGTGCCGTCCTCTTGCGGGAGGGCGGCGAGGTAGGTCAGGAGGTCGACGTAGTAGGGCAGCGTGACCTTGAGCTGGCCCTGCACGAAGGGGAACCAGGTGCCGTCCTGCCGCTGGGACGTCATGGCGATGAACAGCACGGCGTCGATCGGCTTGACCGGGTGGGTGACGAGGTCGCGCAGGTTGCGGATGAGCAGGGACGCCTTGCGGAGCATCTCGCCCCAGTCGCGCAGCTCCAGGGGGTGGTCGCCCTTGAGACTGTCGGCGAGGCGCTGCTGGACCTCGGATATGGAGTCGACGACGACTGAGCGGAAGGGATGCTGGCCGGTGTTGAGCCACTCATAGGCCTTCTCGACCGCGCGGTACTCGCGGACGGTGACCAGGCAGGTCTCCCAGGTTCCGTCGTAGTCGGGGATCTTCTCGGTCAGGGGGTCCCAGAAGATCTTCTTCGAGGGGGTGAAGCGGGAGCCCATCTCGGCGTCCAGGACGAGCCGGGGTACGGGGGTGGTGTCGCCGAGGTGCGACTTCCCCGCGCCCTTCGGGCCGTGGACGATCATCGAGATGCCGGGGGCGTCAGCCATGCGTGCCTCCTTGCGGTGAGGACACGCCGACGGCCGCCTTCACCGTGCTGAGCAGATCGAGCTTGCGGTAGGCGTAGGGGTCGCCGTTCTTGATGAAGGTCGCGTCCATGGCCTCTTCGGCGCGGGAGCCGTCGTCGAAGAGGGGGCAGACCTGAGTGAACGGGCAGTCCCATGCGCAGCGGTCGGGGATGGGGTTGGGGTAGGCGACGAGGCGGTGGTCGATGCCGCCATCGAGCTGGCGGGTGACCCGGTCCATGTCGTCGAGGATCCCGGTGATGCGGGTGAGCATGCTCTTCTGCTCGGCGTCGTTGTAGCGGACGTGGATCTGCTCGTAGAAGGGGCCCTTGGCGCGCGCGGTGTGCTTGGAGCGCAGCATCATGGTGTAGAGGGCGCCGTCGGTGCGCAGGCCGTTGGAGGTGACGGCGAGGAGGGCGCTGTAGACGCGCATCTGGGGGTCGATGATGATCAGGTCGGCCTTGCCGAGGGTGCCGACGGTCTTCCAGTCCCGCAGGAGGAGGGCGCCGTCGAGTCGTCGGCGGACGATCTGGTCGAGCTTGCCGGTGACGACGGCCATCTCGCCGCTGGTGAGGATGAGGTGGGTTTCCAGCTCGCGTTCGGTGGCGATGACCTCGTGTTCCTCGTCGAGGCCGTTCTCGGCCGCCCAGTCGAGGTAGCCGGTGACCATGGCGATGGCCCAGTCCCGTTCCTTCTCCAGGTCCGGTGCGCGGTCGGGCCGCTTGGTGCACTCGTTGTCGTAGATGACGCCGAGCGCGGTGAGCGGGTCGATGTCGTAGCCGTAGTACGCCTCCATGGCGGCGTGGATACGGGTGCCGTGGAGTGCGACGGTGACGGGGTTGGCCGTGGTGGGGTCGACCGTCCACTTGTAGTAGTAGGTGAGGGCCCACTGGCGGCGGCAGCGCTGGAACTTGGCCATCTCGGAGGGGCTGACGCGCAGCATCAGATTCCTCCTTGGGTCCGGGAACGGCGGTGTTCGTTGACCAGGCACGTGCTGCACAGTCGGCGTGATGGGAAATCGGCCGGGGAGGAGAGCGCGCGGGGGCGGCTGAGCTGCGCGCTACAGTTCGGCTCGATGTAGACCCAGCCTCGCGTGGCAACCGATCCGTAGATGGTCCAGCCTCTGCCGGTGGCGATGTGGATCACCGATGCGTGGTCGACGCTGCTGGTCCAGTAGCGCGGCTTGATGCACACGGGCGCTGCAATCTTGTCCAGACCGCTGGACTGGCGGCGGACGACGACTCGTTCACGTATCGCCCTGCGTTCCTCGTGCAGAGTGGCGCGGCGCATTTCGAAGCGGGGAGTGAGCGCCTCGATCATCAGGCGGCCTCCCACTGGTGGGATATGGCGGCGGTGTCGGCTTCGCCGAAGCGGTGGGCGCCGTCGCATTCCCAGGAGTAGAAGTCCTGTTCGCAGTCGTCGGCCATGCAGACGTCGCCGCCGCAGCCGCAGCCCTTGCCGCCCCATTTGACCCAGTGGGTGCCGGTGTTGATGCAGCGTACGGAGGACAGTCCGTAGATCTGGCAGCGCGGGTTGGTCGGAGGGGCCATGACGGTCATGCGTATTCGCCGTCCTCTCCGATGTACCGGGCGTAGACGTGGTGCTCGCCGTTCACGGTGCGGCCGACTGCTTCGAAGGTGCCCTTGGGGGCGTATGCCTTGTAGTAGGCGGTCCTGATCTGGTGGCCCATGCAGGCCGCAGCGGATCCTGAGGGGCGTGTGTCGATGTGTGCCCACTGGCCCGGCGCCTTGCGGAGCTGGTTGGCGATGTCGCCGTGCTTGCCCTTGCCGCCTCTGCCGACGGGGCTGGAGCTGCCGCGTTCGGGCAGGTCGGCGAAGCGGATCTTCATGCTGTTCACAGGTGGTCTCCGTCCGGGCCGATGTAGCGGGCGTAGACGCGGAACGTGCCTTCGACGGTGCGTCCTCTGGCTTCGAAGGCGCCGGGCGGGCGGAAGGCGATGAGCCGTCCGTGGCGGATCTGGTGTGCGGTGGCGTAGGCGGCGTTGGCTGTGGGTGCGTTGTCGCGTACGACCATCCACTCGCCGGGATTGCCGGTGAGGAGCTTCACGACGTCGTCCGGGATGATGTGGCGACGGTTGATCTGTGGCGGTTCTTCGAAGTGCAGCGGCTGGGTCACGACTTGCCTCCGAGGAGAGTGAGCAGGGTGGATCGGTCTCGGACGATCTCCTCCATGCGCATCGCCTTGGTGGCGAGGAGGTCTTGCTTGCGCTCCTCGACGGTGCCGGGCGTGATCTGCCGGATGATCTGGACGGAGTCGTGTCGTTCGGAACCGATGCGGTAGATCCGGTCTTCCGCTTGCTGGTTCTGGATGGAGCTGTAGCTGTCCTGCATGAAGAGCATTCGGGATGCTCGGGTGAGGGTGAGGCCTTCGGCGCCCGCGCCGAGGGTGAGGAGGATGACGCGGTGTCGTCCGTCCTGGAATCGTTCGACGGCTTGGGCGCGTTCGTATCCCGACTGGGCTCCGGTGACGAGGCCGTGAGGGATGTTCAGTTTGTCGAGGCGTTCGGCGGCCAGTTCGATGAGCTGGCGGGAGACGGCGGCGACGACGAGGGGTTCGTCTCCGAGTTCTTCCAGGAGGTCGATCATGTCGTCGACCTTCGGGGAGGGGGTGGCGAGGGTGACCTTGCCCTGTTCGTCGACTTCGGCGCTGGCGGAGGCGAGCTGGTTGAGGCGCATGAGCTGGGCGAGGGGGTTGGGTGCGACGAGCAGTTCGCCGAGGTTGGCGATCATGTGCTCGCGCATCTGTTCG